AATATTAGAACGTGGGCGAGCTCAGCTCCGGCGTAGCTAAGGCTGCTGCGTAGCGTAGTGGTACCTACCCTCCCAGGGGTACACACCGCCGCGCGTGTCGAAAATTGACACCGGAATCAGCCAGTTTGGAGGTTCCGGTGAGTTTTTGGAGAGAGACGGTCACCTTTTTCAGCGCATTACCACGCGCCTTCCAGACACAGATTTAGGGGTATTTTCGGGATCCGGGATTTATTTCTCTCTCCGAGTCCCCGATATATCGGTGCCTCAATTGGGGACGCATTTACCTATTGGTGTCTCCAAAATTAACCCCTTGGGTTAATTTTATTCACATTTACTGCGCAGTAATTAATGATTAATTAATGTGTACGGACTTTCACAAATTGCATGTTCGACCCTCGTAGTTTAGTTTAGTGTTTTCTTTTTTTGCTCATGTGTCTTCCTTTGTTTGTTTTTTCATGCTTTGTCGCTGCGCTCGCAGATTTTCTCAAGAGGTTTCTGTTTGTGTTTGTGTGTTTGTGTTTTCCTATTCATGTATTTTTTATTTTTTTTTTCACTTTCATTTCTTTCTTAGTTTTCTTTTCCTTTTATTTCTTCTTTTATTTTTTCCTACTTAATCCTTTCATGATTAAGTTTTCTTTTTTTCTTTTTTTTTCTTGACGATGGTTGATAGTCATGTAACTATCAACCATATGTATCTCCACTCATATTCATATGATAATTATTGAACCACGTATATGCATTATGTCCATATATCCAAATATATGGACGCTATTTAAGACGATTCATCTCATGTGTTGTTCATCATTACTTGAAAATGACGATCAAGTATACTAACGAGAAGGGTATGATATTTACCATCGACGTGAAGATCAACGAGGACAATTCTATTCTTGTCCGAATTGAATTGTGCTCGACAAGAACACCAGCCCTGGCAAAGAAGACCTTCCTGATCCCATACGGCCATGATGGGATTATACCACCGTTCGACTTCAACAATTTGGAGGAAGGGATACATAATATATTGAAGGTCATGTATAGGGATTGTCATGTGGGGGAGTTTCGACACGAGGACATGGTAGAGGCTATTGATATATTGATGATGCATGAAGCCCCATTAGTTGATATACGTATAGGGGATGAATATGATGTATGTACCAATGTGTGTGTGTGAGTGTGTAATGTATTTGGAATGAATAAAGACTTTGTATTAATTGTAAGCCCATTTGTTATTTAATTTTATTGGCCCAGGCTCGAATCTACTGGACCAAGCCCATTTCAATTAAGGCCCAATTGCATTGACCCGGCCCAGTATTCTTCCTTTGGATAATGTGGGACCCACTTGGATCGCCAAAGACCCCGCTCGCCCACGGT